GCTTTTGTAAGTCTTGTTCTTGTTTTAACACCATCTTTGTTGGAACGGTTTCTTCGGTGATAGAATGTAAGAAAATATTTACTTTTTCAACAAATTTATTATATGGTATTTTATACTTTTCACACCATTGAATGCATTTTTGTATATTATTTTTTTTTAGAGATTCTATTTTATCTTCCCTATTTTTATTTTTTATTAAATTGATCATTTGTTCCATTGCTTCTAGTTGTTGGTGTCCTACAATAATATTGGCTTCTTCTATTTTACTTAAAAAATAATATGGTAAATCATCTTTCAAAATGGAAGAAATAAAACAACCTTTGTCCTTATTTATATATAATTCTATCAGTATTCTAATTTGTTGCGAATAATAACAAATACGATCTGTATTAAAACCAAAGTTTTTACAAACAATAAACTTTTCATCCTTACACAAGTTAGATGCGTTTGGTTTTATTATATACACTTTTTCATATAATGATGATAATATAAAAATAAAATCCAAAACTGGTTTATGTATTACGGAATGTACTTTAATAATACTAACACCATTTGTATTCTGATAGTGCATAATATAATATAAAAAATTTATCAATGAAATTGTATGAAGGGGTAAATTACTATATTGAAAATCTTCCAGTTCAAAATGCATAAAGTCTATAGAATGCATATCTTCTTGTTTATACTGTTCAATATTATCAATATATATTTCTTTATTTACATCGTCGTAATTTTCACGTACAATATCTATACATTCATTCATTGATTTACTATTTGGTCCGAATAGCATCATATTTATTTTTTTATGTGTAAATGTTTCAAAAAGATTTAGAATATGAATCATTTCCAAAAAAATATAAAAACTATGAGAGAACGGTTTTGCTTTACTAACTGCGAATTTTGTTCCAGGTACTTTTGTAGAAATATATTCATATGGATTTACTATTTTCTGTAAAAAATCAATTGTATATCCGTGTGTATTTTTTTCATTTATTTCGGTAATTGTTTTCAGTTGATGTTTCATTAATAATAAATATGATTGTAAGCTTAAAGAAATCTGTGGTAAAATATCCGTATTTTCTGAAAAAGATGGTGCGATTTCAATAATTGCATTTTTTTTTGGTAATAAATAATAACTCATAAAAGCCAATGCTTGTTATTATTTATTTTATATTTTTAAGCTATAATCTAAACTATAAATCTAATTTATTCTATAACTAACTTTATTTTTTTCGCCTTTGGTTTCTTTTTTTCTACTTTTCCTTCTTCTAATTCTTTAATTTCTTCTTGAACTTTTTCTACTACTGTTTTTTCTTTTTCTTCTACTACTGCTTTTTCTTTAATTTCAGCAGGTACAGATGCTTGTAAAACAATTTTTTGCCGCAGTTTTTTCACCTTTGGTTTGGATTCCAATTCTTTGACTTCTTTTTTCGCGACTTTTACCGCTTTCTTAGTTAAATTCTTTTCCATTTCATTGGTTGATTCTACTTCGTCCAACATTTCCATGGAAATTTTCTCGGCATTTACATTTCTAATTTTTTTATATACAAAATATCGGTTCAAGAATGATATTTTCTTTTCATATGCCTTCATATCTACTGCAGTACCATATTCATTCTTTTTGAACCGGTCACGTTTTATCTCTTCTAACATTTGCTGATATAAATCGGAAAACATTCCGGTTCCCTCCGGAAGTCCCAAACTTTTGGCTTCATCGCGCGTAACTAGTTTAAACCCATAGTTTTCCATCATTCGTTCCAAATAATCATAATTCACCAAAAACTCCGGAAACGTTTTATTGATTGACTCTTGATAAACGCTGATTTGATAACCAATACTACTGATATCATCATTAAATTCTGTCGCGGAATAATCCTTTTGAACCTCCCAAATTTTTTTGGTTCCTTCATATATTTCAATACTCTGTCCCGGCTCCTTATTCTTTAACAGATTAAATATGGTCTTTCCATCATAACTTGTTCCGATAAAATAACCACCAATTTTTGTACATTCCGCCACATTTCGCAAGAAATTCTGAAAGGTGACCTGATTCTCAAAGAAATAATGGATGGCAAATTGACAGGATGATATGTGAAATCCTTCTTCGCCTTTTCCGAATTGACGCGCAACACCTTTTCCCAATTTTTCTTCGTCTTTGGTACCATGTCCAAAGATGGCGCGTGTAATTTGCACCGCCTTTTCATTCAACATCGCTGCGCCGGAACGAACATTTGCGCTGCTATTTCCATTGGCGAATAGTGCATACGGCACATGTTTAAATTTTTTACGATAATTCAAGAATCTCGCACATGCACCATCTAATCTATTTTCTAAATTATCGGATGAAATATCAATTCCAAAAACAAAACTGAGCTTTGCTAGAATCCATTTTGAAAAATCACCACCTTTACCACATGCATAATCAATCATAATATTTCCCGGGTTACTTACACTCATAATCAACTTCTTTTTAACAAACAAATTGTGAAAATCGCGCAATCCTTGCGTTTTATTTGCGCTAGTTACCCTGTTATAATATACATCATCATCACCCACCTCGTCTGGTATATTATTGCCCGTGCAAATCATTTCATCCGTAATTGGATTATGAATGGAGTGCCAATTACTATTCGCCACATGATATGCATTGCCAAAATTGTTTCCCCCTTGCCGTAATTCACTCGTCTTATCATAACGAACGCGAAGTGGAATCCATTTCCAACCCTTTTCTCGGTCATGTTCATAGCTAAACTCTACAATGGTATTATCATCAAATGCCTCGTTTTCTTCCGTAAACATATGGGACGCGCCAGTATTATCTTTTCGCAACATAATATTGCAAATACCGGCTGAAGGGTCATATGGATTCGTCGGGTAAAATTGCACAGGCTCATAGGATTTTTCGTTATCCAAATCAGTATAGCTTGGTAATTTATCTTCAATGACATCATTGCACGGATTTAAATAACCGTGTTTTTTCTTGTCAAAACCACACCGTAACACAATTGTTTTATATTCGCTTAGCTGAGCAATGGTTGTAGTATTTGTACCGGATTCAAAAATGGTGGTGACTTTATCAGCCCCCGTATTATTTTTTTCGGTAGTCACTAGGAAGTCAATGGTATTATACTTTGGCGGTTTCCACTTGAATGAATAATCCCATGTACTTTTGTATAATGGACCCGTTTTACCAATCTCATCGGCGCCAACACCCATGGATGCCGGTGTAAATATTAAACCATCCGTGTTATATTCAAACATGCCATCACGTTCTTTCTTTAAAATAAAGTTACATGCGGAAAATATATTATCTGCTGAATTTGTTGGATAAAATTGTTTGCATTCAAACCGCATGGGGGAAATAGCACCAGGCACAATAGACTCTGGCTTTAAAGCGCGAATCACATTTTTTAATAATGACAAACGAAATTTGGCAGTTTTATCATCTGCTTTTCGGGGCATGAAACCATAACTACGCACATCAATTTTATCAATTAAATATATATCAAACGCGGCAAACATGTTTATAAATTTTCCATGTTTATCATGATATACGATTTCGCCATCAATTAATGTATTGAAAATATCCTTGTTTTTTGTTTGCGCTCCCGTAAAGATAACTTTCATATTCGTATTTATAATATACATTTTACCGACCGCAGAAATCATAAGCAATGACCTTTCACCATCTGCTTTTTCGGTAACAGTATAGTCGTTACGTATGTTTGGAATAACGGCATTTTCATTAATAGGAATAATATTCTGTATTTGCAGCGTGTAAGAAGATGGACCGATAAAATCACTTGAATAAATGCGCTTTTCAGGGTTATATTTATCGGGGCCATGTATTAATTTCATATAACTGCTTAGTACGTCTTTTTGCTCGGGATAAGAAATCGGATAATTGGTTTCTTGGAGGCCCATTAGAACATATTTAATGCATTTTCTTAATCCATCTAGCATTTCTTCTGCGGTGTTAAAATTTGTTCCCGGTCCCGTTTTTTCATTATCCACCTCTAATTCAATCTCATACGTTTCCGGATTATGAAATACACCAGATTCTTCTGTAGTATATGTTTTTTGCAATTCGCGATTCACGAATTTAGAGCTTTTTACGATACTGATATCTACTTTTACCGGAATACTCGCATGATAAAACGTAACGCGGTTGATATATCGGAAGATTTTTTTTGATTTTGACCAACTATCAATAATGCCTTGAATCACTCCGCTACTTAATGTCATTTTCTCCTCTGTTTGATAGCTTACACGGAAGTTAAAATCGTCAAAATTGATTGGAAAGGAACGTTCTTCATTTGCGTCAGTTACGTTTTTATATCCCGTCTTTTTGTAAAAGCCAACAGAATAAGAATAATCTGAACCGTGCGACCCGGAAATCAGCTGTTTAATATCATTATGACGACAATATTCTTGTACCCCGTCAAAACCGTTAATTTCTGTACGAATCGGAGATAATTGAAATACACCGCTATTTATATCCAAGAATTCATTTTGAATACGTAACATATTTACACCGGATTCGTTGTCACATACAAATCCAAGCGACTTTAGTTTTTTAATAACGCTATCATAATCAATTTTGGTCAAAGGTTTTATGCCACGCGTTCCAAACCGTACTTCTAATTCGTGATTTTTACCAAAACTTTGAATATATGGATTATTTCCCATGAATTTTTTCACCATATTTGCAAACTCTATTTGAGGTGATACATTTTGTTGAACACCGCGCTTACCGCGAGGTTCATATTTATTGTCTTTAGGTGCCATTATATATAATTATAGATATATTTATAGTTGAAGTTATATTTATATTGTAATTGTTTTCAATTTTTATTGCACTTTAACAAAGAAAAAGTGCAATAATACGCGAATTTATTATTTTATATTTTAAGAATGACTAAATTTAACAATTTTAATAAATTAAATTGCTAATAAAAGCAAGTCATACAATTCTTTTTTGGTTTTCTTTTTTCCTTCTGCATATAAAACAACCCCGGCTTTCTTGCAAAGAGTTTGTAATTCTTCTGATTTATATGCAGAAGGCGCTTTTAATGGCTTATCTACACTTTCCCACGGAAAATATGTTTTTCTATAATGTTGAATGGCATCTTGTGTAGTGTCCATTTCATAACAATAGCTAATTGGATTATCACGCTGGTGGATTACATAAATGGGTTCTTCTTCGTCTAGAATCAATTCAAAACACTTTTTTTTATGAATAAATAATATATTTATATTACCTGCAATACATAGGGCAATAAAAGTCTTCATTCTGATTCTTTCTTTATTTGCTAATTCGTCTTCCACGTCCTCTTGTAAATTTCTAATTTTTTTAACCTTTAATGCTTGTTTGGCGTTTCGCAACATTGTAATATATTCAAATTTGAGCTCTTTTTCTCTGGCAAAAGTTGTTGTTCCTGGATATTCATATGCAGCAAATCCGGATTTTATAATAAAATAGCACCAAAATAATGAATCTTTTTGCCTTGGTGAAAAAAATGTATCTTTTGGTTTTATAACGGGATTGACTTGTTTTATAACCAGTTCTACTAATTGCGGTTTCTGCTCTTCTGGTGGTTTTTGTTCTGAAGGAGGTGCCCTCGCCTTTGGTAAAGAAAACGATGGAATTAAAGCGATAGTAGCCGAAGGAGTTGGTTTTTCAGGTATTTGTGCTATATTTTTTAGTGTAAGCATATGTGGTTTTAATAATTCAAAAATCTCACTGTTAATAGTGAGATTATTATAACTCGGTTTATTATTATTGTAACTTGGTTTATTATTATTGTAACTTGGTTTATTATTATAACTTCGTTTATAACTCGGTTTATTGTTATTATTATTGTAACTCGGTTTGTTATTATATTGCATTATTGATGGTAATCCTACTACATTTTCAATGAATCTCTTTATTATCTTTCGCAAAATATATATTCTTACAATCCTCCTTTTGTTTTTCCAGTTCATTTAAATTGGTTTCTTGTGCATTCACATAATTAATGTACGCCTTCATTTCTTCTAAAATAGTCGTATTCAAATCTGTCAAATTAATATGGATTCCATATTTATTTTCATTTAATGTTACACTATTGTGTTTTTTCATTATTTTCAAAATTTCAACTTGATTAAATTTTGACATGTGCTCTATTTTATCACGTATTGCGTTTAATTCTTCTGTAGGTAATTCCATTTTGTATATATACAAAAAAAGATTTTAAGTTTATTTAGACCATTTAACATTTTATTTTTAACATTTTCCTAATTCAGCACCTGAATATAATAGATAATTTTTTAAATTACACTTTTTTGTTTTGTTATTTTTACATCGTTTGCATTTACTCATTTGTTTAAGAATTTTGTTTTCTATCTTTTTTGACATCTTGTATGTTTTGTTTTTTAATTGTGCCTTTATTTGTTTTTTAACTTCTTTAGTATTCATTTCTATACTTTTTTTACACGATTTACATTTTAACGATTTCATATGAACAGAACATTTATTTTCAAAATTTTTATTCATCAGTTCTAAATATTGTTTTTTTGTATGATTACCAGTTTTTACTGAACCCGTACCCGTATAACAAATATTATTTGTATTCATAACTATAATATTATAATAGATAATATTTATAAATATATAATATTATCTTTTTGAAGCGTTAGCAACTGAACTCCGCAACGTAAGTGAAGGAGTTTGTACTGTAAATACAGCATTTTAAATCAGAAAATGTGTAAAAGATTTTTTAAATTAATTAAACAGAACCGCCAATAACGAGTCTCGGCTTTGTCTCTTTTGGTTTTTCAGCTAATTCTGCAATAACCGAAACATATTTATCATTCAATTCATACCGCTGTCCAATAACTCTTGCAACAAATTTATCACCCTCTTTAATTTCAGAAAATTGAGAACTCATATAATGATGGTCTCTGGTAATAAATATTATAACCGGACTCGGTTTTTCGTCAGACGATTCCGCACGAACACCCGCCTTTGTAATATTTTTTGCGACACATTGAATAAGCATACCTTCAACCGGACAACATACCAAACATTCAAATACGACTTCAAATATAATATTTACACCATGCACAATTCCACTAGAATGTGTAATAATTTTTATAGAACCGGGCTTCAAAAATCCTTCTACAATACATTTATTCTCAAACAAATTAATAATATTCTTTTCAATGGTTTCTTGAATGTTTTTTCCAATATAACGAATTGGAATACGAATACTTCGCGTAATAAGTGCTTTGGAATAAATACTGGAATATCTGATTTCTTTCTTTTTATTTTTACCGATAAAACCAGTTGGTTTTGCCATAGTATTTTGTTTTACTTCCATTTATCTATTATACATAGAGATAGTCTTTTAATTCATTTGCTTCAATTTTATTTTTATATATTAAAATTTACATATTAAAATTTATAAATCATAGCCAACTCAAAATCTAAAAACCATATTTTACCGTCTTTCTTCTCTTTATTATAATAACGCAATAATAATTCTTGGAGAGAACATAATTCTGCCTGCACCGACCCGCGAGTATTTTCCTTATTATATTTTTCTTCTCCTATAATTTCATTCAAAATCTGAATCTTTTTAGACTTGACAGATTCATCACACCGCGCTCCTTTATTACGTAAGGACGCCATATCTTTTACTTTGAACACAAGATACTTGTTTTTATTTTCAAATCCGATAAAACCGACTAAATGCGCAAATTTTTCCGTTTTTATACCATATTTTTTTGTTACTTCCGCCGCGACCTCAATTTCATCTTCGGATTGTGCATTTTCCCATTTTTTTGTTGTCACATTCCAAATAAAGATATGACGCTTATCGCTTGAATATAAAATAATAGCAGAGAACCGTTTTGTTTTAAACACGTTTGCTTCCATGGCTTGTCGCAACATAAATTCAAATGAATTTTCACTGTACAACTCATTTATTTTACTTGCATACCGGTAATAATAATTATACAGTTCAAGCTTTTCCTCAAAAGGAATCATATCAACAATATGGTCAATTAAACACTCTAAAATTATTTTCTCGTTGTATCCATCTTTGATCATTTTCTTCATGGTAATTCCACAATGTTTGTACCAATCTTCGTCACCTCTTGCTATCTTTTCACCTGAACGTGCCGAATCAATGGCCGTTTGAAATTGTTTTTTAAGTTCTTGAATAAAGGTATTTTCTAAAGTTTCCTCTGGTTCCTCAACAGTTATGGGTGGTTGTTGTTGTTTTTGCTTTTCATTTTTAGATATATCTATGTGTATAACATCGTGTTTAAAATCAATCGGTACCGACCTGTCAAAAATAGAAATACGGTCATTGTTTAATTCACTCGGCTGAAATAAATAATAGTCCTCCAAATTGATTAAATATCCAGTGCGCCCATATTTATCTGTAATAAATTCACTGCTATCCTCAACTAGCTGCGTTAAAGCCGCATAAATTTGAACTAATGGATACGGTTTTGGAATATTTATAAGTTTCAATAATTCATTCTTTTTATAAAAAAAGCGCTCCTTCATTAACATACGAATTTTTTGTAGAATCCTTTCCGAGTTCATCATAATAAATGTTTCATTATATGTATCTTCTCTCGCTTCATCAATTATTTTATCCGGAGAACATTTATAATTACATGTATCCATATAATCACATGCCGCACTATATGGTGCATCTCCCACCGCAAATTCAGGTAATTCTTTTTTATTGGAAAGAATTTGTTCAACCTTTTTCCCCATTAATTCTTGGGAAAAGTTTGTTTGGTCGTGATTTACAATGCAATCTACCGCCGTTTCTTTTAGAACCCGTGTAACTTGGCCTATTTGTACTGATTTATAATTGGCGGCACGATATACATACATATCCGCCGCTTCCTCCTCATTAAATTCTAATAGTGTCCCATACATAAAAATTTGCACATTTCTCTTTTCAAACGGCAAGTCTTTAT